GCGACCGAGTAATCAACTCGCAAACGGAAAGCCCGCCAGTCACTCACAGGCTGGCGGGCTTTTTTGTAACCAGTGCGTCTTATTGCGAATGAGTCGCATTAGCAGGTAAGGCTCAAAAAAATCGCCTCGCTTCGCTCGGATTGATGAGTCACTACGTGACACGTTATTGATGGGATTGGTGCATGACTCAACCTCATGTATATATCTATAGTATATCATCGGAGTCAGCGTTGCTCGGAGGTCGCGTGCCTCGTGAGTCCAGTGCTAGCTTGCAAGCGTCAGCCCAGCCAGTTGACTCGCTGCGCTCGGCGTTAGTTTGTTGTCCGCCCTGCCAAGAGTCAGATGATGTTTTACCCAATGAATCTATTAGCAGGGGGCGGGGGTATCCCCCCAATCGCGTGGGGGCGGGGAGGTCTTAATATGGCACTCACAATGGACAACAAAAAAAATAAATCGGAGCGCAAGACAATGACTCACAAAGTAGAAATCACAGACTTCAGCGGTCACTATGTAACAGTTGACTCCGTGGAGTATATAAGATGGGGCCCCGATTGCTGGGAACAGCGCATTGGTGAATCGTTGGAGCCTATACACCTAGAAGAGAAATTGCTTGAACTCGAAGCGATATTCCAGACTCACAAGATGAGCGCAGATTGAGACTTGACAAGCCCTGCGAAGGATAGGAGAATGAGGACATGAGCGCCGCCCTAACTGTTGATTCGTTAAAAACGATTCTCGGACGTGAGGTTGAAGAGATTCACCTGACGGTCGCCAAGAGTAGCGTGCTTGGACTCGACTCAGACACAATCGCGAATACCTTAGGAGTGCCGCGAGCCGAGATCGAAGAGTTGATGGAGTCTGCGGACTACAAAGACATTCGACTCCTGGTGGGCGCGGAGCAAGCTAAAGACCGCGTGGAGCGTGACCTAGGCTGGGATGGAGTCGAGAATACCGCGGTCAGAAAATTGAGCCGGCGCGTGGAGTTGGAGAACGACACTGATACGTTGTTGCGAATCGCAGCTGTAGCCAACCGCGCCGTCCGCCGAACATCACCTCCCAAGGAGTCGCTGCTAGACCCAAGTCAAGTTGGCGCCCGCGTCCCCCTGACTTTGACCCGTCGATTCACGGAGAAGTTGAACAGTAGCGGACAGGTGTTGGAGCGGACAGAGACTCAGCAGATCAGCGTTCTCAACGGTTCGGCGGTCAACCCCACGTTTAAGGAAGTCAGCTCGCTCTTACAGGGTGAAGTGACTCAACCGCCGCAGGCGCCTAGGACGAACCAGGCGTATATAGAGCAGGTAGAATCCGCAGACGGGGATGAAGAGTTCAGTCTTGAAAGTTTACGTGAGATGGCGAAAGGAATCAGAGGTCATGGCTAGTATCAGAATCGGAGGGGACCCTGAGTCCTACATGGAGGCTCCAGTCTTGAGTGGCGGAGGCGAAAAGGGTGGCGCGAGTATAATTGCGACTGTGCTTGATTTGCTTGGAGTCGGCAAACAAGTGGGCAAAATTGACAAGGCTGACGCCAATCCGGCCGCATCGCCCTCGACGACTCAATCTGTGCCACCAGCGCCCGGCTCGCTGCCTGTGTTGAATGAAGCTGAGTCAGCCTTCCAGCCTTCAACCCCGATGCCGATGGACTGGGGTAAGCGGTATTTGGAATCAATGAAACCGCTCAAGATGATTGACCCGAACACTGCACTGTAATGTTGAACCCCGACTCTCTTGACAAGCTGGACACCGAGTCAGCAACTGGCGTAGATGCCAACGCCCGGCCCGAAACGGTCGAAGGCGTCGCGACTCGTGGGGACATTACTCAAAGGCTTGAAGAGGACGGAGAGTTCTTTATCGAGTTCTTCCTTGCAGAGGAGTTGACGAGTCCGGTCCCATACTTCCACTACGGAGAGATTTGGCCGCTACTTACCAGCACTGCGATGCAGAGGGTTTTGCTTGCGATTCCTCGCGATCACGCCAAGACGACTCTAAGTAAGCTCGCCGTGGTCTGGTATTTCTTGTTTACGAATCACCGTTTCTGCGTGTATCTGTCGAATACGAATACCATCGCTAAGAACGCTTGCAAGGACATTATGGGTTACTTTAACTCGCCGAACTTCAAAGCGGTTTACGGTGACATTAGGATCGTAAAGGAGTCAGAAACCGATTCGCTTTGGCGCTTTGACATTCAGATGCCAGATGGGCGAGTCAAACATTGCATCCTTCGCGCTGTCGGCACCGGCCAGCAGATGCGCGGAATCAACATCGACAACCAGCGCCCAGACATTGCAGTTGTCGATGACGCCGAAGATTTGGAAAACACTGACTCAGAATTGCTACAGAAGAAACTGGACCGTTGGGTATTCGGAACCTTCCTTAAAGCACTCGCGCGCCAGAGGAAAGTCATCTGGCTGGGCAACATGCTGCAAAAGACGAGTCTATTGGCCCGTCTGGCGAACCGTCCGAATTGGAATCCGGTTGTGTTCGGCGCTCTCGTTAAGGATGCTAACACAGGCGCGATTCGTCCACTGTGGGAGCAGCGTTGGCCGCTAAAGGAACTGGTCGAGGACTTCCAAGAATACAAAGACTTGGGACTCGTCGAGACCTGGATGTGCGAAATGATGAACATGCCTGGGCACGGAGTCGACGGCTTCACCCAAGAGCAGTTGCATTACCAAGCGATTCCAGGACCTGATAATATCTTAGCGGCGTGGTTGGTGTTGGACCCTGCGTTTGGCGAAAATGCCACCAATGATGACGCGAGTTGGACTGTCCACGTGTTGCCGCAGGATGGAGTCCCCATGGTCGTCGAGCATTCGACTGGTAAAATGTCGGAAGATCAGATGTTTGAGGAGGGTTTCCGACTCGCGATGAAATGGGGCGCATGGGTATGGGGAATCGAAGCGGTAGCCGCACAAAGAGTCCTTATCCCGTTCTTCAAACTTTTGCTTGTCTCGAAGCTGTTGAGTCACGAAGTTGAATTTATCCCGTTGATGGCGGGTAAGGGAGACCCCAAGGTTTCGCGAATCAAATCTTTTGGTGCGTTGATGGCCAAGAAGGAATACGCCATTTACGAAGGGGCTGTCGAGATCACGACTCAAATGTTGGGTTACAACATGAAGAAGAAGTCTAATGTTGATGACTTGATCGACTCGTGCGCCTACGGGCCACAAATGCTTTTGCAATACGAAGGATTGCTGGTAGCGTCGTATCAAGGTAGTAATTTTGAACCACTCGAACCCACTTATGGAACAGGAGTTGCACGTGTATAAAGAACGAATCACTCACGCGAGGTTCGATTTGCCTCAAGCTGCCACGCCGGAGTATCATCCCGGTCACCCTCTGCGCAATAAAACGACTCATGATCGCTTGCTAGACTATCTCAAGCAGCGACTCATTCTTGGCAAGGAACAGCGCGACGTGCGCATGAAGCGTTACGCGCAGATCGACCGCGATGTAGCGGCGTTTCTTCGACTCGATGACGAGGATCGCAAGCGCCAGATTGAGCATGAGAAGAACGGGACTCCGCAAGCGACTGCAATCAGTCTGCCGGTGATGTTCGTGCATCTGGACGACATGATGACTTTCTACGCACAGACCTTCGCACCGAATCGTGGCATGTTCTACCACACCGCCACACCGGAAGATTCCGAAGAGGCGAGTCAACTTGTCACGATCATGAACTCGCACGCGGTTTACGGTGGATTTTATCGCCAACTTTTGCGCGCGATCTACGCGATTCTGAAGTATAACAACGGCGGAGTCTGGAATAGCTGGGACACAGAATACGGGCCAAAGCTGGAAGCCGACGAGAACGGCGGGACTCGCCTTGGGCAGACTGTCACGTTTAACGGGAATCGCATCAAGACCGTCGACATGTATAACTTCTTCTGCGACCCTGCGGTTGAAATGTGCGACTTACACAAAGACGGGGAGTTCGTGGCGGTAGCTGAAATGAAGAGTCACTATTGGCTCAAAGCCCGCTGCCTCGAAGGAATGTTCTTGAATTGTGCGGATATTCTGGATGGCGAGATGAATGGATTCGAGGCGGAGTATTACCGCGACCCTCCCAGCGAGTCAAATCTCGCCAACGATGACAGCAAGGCGCAGAACTTCAGCTGGTATACGTTTATCACTGGCAACGATTCGTTCATGATGAATGGAGCGTTCGAGTTGACGACGATCTACATTCGAC